AGTAACAACTATTTTTTCATCTGACCATAAAAGAACAGAATTGTTTATTTCCGTAATTTCTGTTTCAATTTTATTAATAGTTTTTCCTTCAATATCAGAAATAATAGATTCAAATTTTCCACCGTTCTCCTGATCAAATATTAAAGGTTCACCAACTTTATAGTTTTGTCCACCTTCAACAATATCGAAATCAGTAACTGATCCAGATGATAGTGATTCGATTGATATTTTTTGATTTTCATTTTCATTTGATTCAACTAAAAAATCATTATTTGCAAATTCATCTGATACTTTATATGGAAAAGTATTTCTCAATAAACCATTTAGATTAAAATCAAAGGTTGTTTGATCGTTATCTATAAAATTATCTTCAATTAATTTAGATCTAAAATTATTACCTATAAAATATGGGAATGTTGGTTTATTTTCATCATCCACTGTCGCATGATAAGCATAAACACCATTTGGAAATTCATTAGTTTTTTCGAATCTACCATTGTGTATATCCAAATCAGATTGTGAATTATCAAATTTATAATCCTCAAGAAAGTCCCCTTCATCAAATACAGTTGTATCTGGTCTGTTTTCTATATTTGATACATCTAAAATATATCCTGATTTTAACTTAACATAAGGTTTAGTTGTATTTTCTGGATTGTTTGTTCCAAAAGGACCATATATTGGATTGCCATCATAAGCCCAACCAATAATATTACTGAGTTTATCCGAACTTCCTGCATAATCTCCAAATAGACTAGTGCTATATCCCGTCACTGAATACTTTAATTTGTTTCTAGTTGAATCTCTTAATTGTTGGTATTCTTTTGCTTGATCCTTATCGTGATTGTTTAAAGTGAGTGATCTAACCTCAGAATCAAAAAATGCATTCTGACCTGCTGTTTTTACATTAATTCCTGTATCAGTAGAATATCCAATACCAGCATTAACAATAATAACATCAGTAATAACAGAATCATTCGTATTTGTATTAATTCCGATAACAGGTCTCAACTTAGCACCTGCACCAGCACCTGTGGCATCTACAACTTCAAGATCAGGTAATGAATAATATTCTTGACCTCCAAAATCAATATTTACATCAGTTATTTTACCATTTACGATAACAGGTTTTAGAACAGCATTTTTACCATTTTTTAAGGATATAATTGGTTTTTTATGATTATTAATTGTGAATGATCCATATCCTGTGCCTGATTCATAAAGATATGATTGTATTATACTTCCTCTAACTTTTGGTGTAAGTTCAATGTTTATAGGCACACCATCAACTATGGAAGACGTAATTCCAACAGTGCTAAATTCTACAAAAGCTTTTATATCAGGATATTTAAATATTTGATTTCCAGATCCAATAGAATTTAATGTAACAAAATTACCTCTATCAAAATTAGAAGTTGTCTTTCCATCAAATCCAGCATCTGCTAATCTGAATGAATTACTATCTACTTTAAGAATATAATATTTTTTACCAATATTTAATCCAGATATAGTATTTCCTTCATGTGCATACTCTACTAAGTCTCCACTACTAAATCCATGATTAACAAAATTTATTTTGTCAAAAGATGTTGATATACCTGAAGTTTTTACAATTAATTTTCTATTTGTATACCCATCACCCTCATCAATTATTTTTACATCGGTTAATGTTTTTCTTAATCCTACTTTAAAGGAATGTGTTCCTTGTGCTGTTTCAGCACTATTCGCAAAACTTACAGTTCCAATTCCTGCTGACAAATTATCAAGAGTTTCATATAATCTAATATTTCTAAAATTAATAACTTCTGGAAAATATGTTGCATTATTAACTAATGTGCTAGATCCAGATCCAATTTTAATTGGACTATTAACTCCAGAATCATATATTATTGGCTCACCTTGAACAAAATTATGATCAGAATCAAAGAAAATTATTCCAATTCCAGATCCAGTGGAAGTAGTTAAACCACCCAAATTAGTTGATGGTCTAGCATCAAAAAGTTCCTCTCTAAATCTTGTAGATATAATTGGTTCTAAAACACATCCACTACCATTTCCACCAGTTACACCTATTGAAATAACTTTATCAATATCAAAAGTTTGTGGGTCTACAAATACATCTTTAACTTTTCCTCTAACAACAGGTTGCACTAAGGCAGTGGTTCCAATTCCTGTTGATACTGATATTTTAGGTAAATTTATAGCATCAAAATTACTACCACCATTTAATACATCAACCTTTGTTAATGGTCCAAAGAATACCTTTTCATTTGATTTATAATTGGAAATTTCAACACCATTGATTAACATTCCAGTTTCACCTATCGGTGTTGAATTATCACCACCATCAGAAGTGTTTTGCTCTAAGGTGAATTTTTTGATTAATTTTTGTGCACCAATTATTGAAGATCTTTGAGAAAATAACGTAATATTGTGAATTCCATCATTTGAACTTTTAGTAAACTTTAATTTTTTACCATCATCAATACTTCCCACTGATCCATAAAGTTCGACACTACTATCATTAATTTTTTTAACATAATAAGATCCTGTATTCAATCCAACAAGAGTATCTCCTCCTGTGGTGCTGTAAAATATTTTGTCTCCTGTTTTAAATTGATGATTAGCAGCAAATTCTATGATAGAAAAATCAGTTTTATCATCACTTGCACCACTAAGTATAGCTCCATCTGGTTGAACTGGAACTGGAGGATCACCACTTACTTTTGATAAATCAAAAGATTTATCATTGATACTTATATTAATTTCTTTTGAAAAATTAGAAGATACATCATCTACAGAAAAAAGATTGGATGGAAGTGAGTTGGATGTAACATATGACTCATTATCTTTAAAGTATACATTTTGAACATCTGAAACTAAAATATCATTTCCAAATTCTAATGGTGTTCCAGAACTTTTTGCCTTATTTATTTTTTTCCTTATTTTATAATTTCTACTACTATCAAAAGTAAACTCAGCATCATTAGTTAAAGTAAGTCTAGTTCTTTCTATTCCATTAACAAATTCATCTTCAAGCTGTTTTACAACTGCATTATTAAAAATAACAACATTACTATCACGATCAACAATTTGTACCGAATCTCCAATTTTTAAACTAGATCTGTCAGACACACTTGGTAATATAAAATCAGATTCATCTTGCCCATCTACAAAATATGACGAAGAAGTATTATAAATCCACGAATTTGCAAATATTTCCTTATAAGTTTTATCAACTCCATTGATAGGATTTTCTACTTTATCACCAATTCCTTTAACTGATATTATTTCACCCTCTTCTACATCCACTTTTTCAGTTTGTTCAAAGTCTGATAATACACCAGTAAGTCTAAGCTCCACCCTTCTACCTGAGTCACCATCCTCAAATCCAAAGTAAGTTACATTAGATCTGACATTTTCAATTGCTGTTATTGGATTATTAAATGAGTCTGTACTAGTTGCAGTGCAACCTAGAAATTGGTTAACCGTTTTACCAGTATATGTAATTGTATTATTACCAGATATAATTATTCCTGTAGTTCCAAATCCAACTGTAGAGTCAACAGTTATGACACTAGCCCCTGCTGATACATTTTCTATAGATTTGGAGTTAGGAACAATTATAAAATCACCACCCACATCAGAACTTTCATCATATCCTACAAATAATGCAATTTTATAGTAAGTTGTTATTCCACTAAGTCCAGAGTCAACTCTCTGAAAAGGTTCAATTTCTGATACTGATGCATTAATATTTGAATCTAAATCACTTCTAAACAGAGTTTGTCCTGTTAATCCTTTTAACAAGTTTTGTCCTCTAAGATTTATAGGATTACCTCCTATCAGTTCACCAACACAAATTCTTCTTCTAACATAATTTGCAAATGATGGTTTTATTAATCTTTCTTCTAAATTTATTACTTTAGGTTCTATACCATATAAAACATTAAATAAAATTCTAAATGATTCTTCCGTTCCCTTAGTTTGATATAGAGATCTTGCTTCACCAATAAATGTTCCAACATCAAGTTCAGACTGAAAATTAGTTCCTTCCAATCCTGGTAGAAAAGTTTTTTTAAATTTTTTATAAAATTCTTTTAAAAATAAAGAACTTAAGTTTTGGACTGTAGATGATCCTTCATGTTCTGCTGTAGAAGAGGAGTTGAATACTAAGTCTTCTTTATTTGTATCTGAATGATAACTAGTAATACCACTAAATCCACGAATACATCCAGTAAAAGAATTAGTTCCTATACCTGTATAGGTTATTATTTCATCATCAATTTTTAGAAGTCCGTAAGTATTTGGGAATCCTTTTGTACTAGTAACATTGATTGTTTCATCACCAACTGTTGTAACACCAACCGTAGTAGAACTATCAACTATAACTTCTGGAGTTAAAGAATTAAAATCTAGATATTTACTTAAATTATCTGATATATCTGCTACACCACCTTGATACTCTTGAGAAATATAATATTGCTGTAAAAATTCAAGGGTCTTTGGACTCTCATCCCGAATATAATTGGGAAGTTGATTTGATAAGACATCTTGTATTTTTACTTTACTTATAATCCCTGTTTGTATCATGTTCTAGTTATTTGACCATTTGGATAACTTGATGAATAAAAATCTCTAGTAAATTGAACTCCAGAAACTTCATCACCAGAAGATATGACATCCCTAACCATATTTATAGAGCTATTTGAAATGTCTAATGACACATACAAATCCTTTAATCCAACAACATCATTCGATTCTGGAAAAGCTTGAATTTCAATAATATCATTAGGTTTTTCAGTAGATGAGATATTAACCGTTGAAAGGTTAACTTCACCTTTAAGATAATCTATTGATCCTGCTGATGATATAACATTTTGAATTGATCCATCAGTTAATATCTTAATTATTCTTAAAACACCTGTTCTAAGATCAGAATTTGGAACATCTGATAGGTATAATGTTCCTGATTTTCCTAAAATAGTAAAACCAGTTGATTTTATGTTAAATCCATTTGGATCTAGATAAAATCTATTACCAAAACACAATTCATATTGAGTAAATTGATTTAATGATACCTGCAAATTTCTTCTCATTATAATTTTGGTAATATTTGAAGTAATTGCTTGATTTGTGTTATCAATGACGTTAAGAAGTTTACTATACTTTAATCTTCCTCCAAATTTATTCAAATTTATTGATTTTGAATACTCTGTTAATGATGTTATAACATTTGTCTTTAATTCATCCGCAGTTGAAATGAGGGAATCATTATAATAAATGTTTGAATCAAGTTCAATGAACAACATCTTCAAATCTATGATTTTTTGATTAATTCCTGATATTGAATACTGTTTTAACTTTGATAAAATTTGATTTTTAGAAAAATCGGACACTAAATTACCATTTTTCGGTTTTATACTAATTGCAACCGTTCCAAATTCGGGTGGATCAAGTTCCTCTCCCCCAATTACAGAAACTGACTCAGTATTTGGATAAATTTTCTTAATTATTGCCTCATAGTCTCTTGCAGTAACTGCACGATTCTGTGATGAGTATATGAGTGGGGAATAATACTTGACAGAATCTAATGTTTCAATATCTGCACCATTTTGAGACTTTAAAATAGTTGATACAGTAGAACTTAAGATATTCGCATTAATATCATTAGATTTTGTTGCTCTTCCTGAGAAAGTGAATGATTGAGCACCATTTCCTTCGACTCCATCAGTTGTAATGTATCTAACATTGATCTCATTACCATCTTCACCTGAAGAATTACCTAATTTTTTACCAAAATATCCATCTCCAAACTTTAATTCATATTTTTCATCTTGAACTTCCTTAATTAGGAAAATTTTTGAATTTGAATCTACACTTATGATGTCATTTACAAGTGTATACTCTGTTCCCTTACCACTTGAAGATGAATCTTTTACATTTACAACTATTTTAGAGGTATCAATCGAAGAATTTTCTAAAATAAACCTCTGATCAAGAGAACCATCGTAAGTAAATGTGGTTTCTAGGTAATTTCCTTGAAAAACACTAATATTTTCAAATTTTGCAATTCTTTGACTTGGGTCAGATGGATCAACTTCAGTTAAAGTTGTAATTGGTTGAGTAATTGCGAATGTATATGTCTCATTATCAACGTCTCCAGTGCACACTATGCCTGGTTCTAAGGTCACTGTAGGAGTATCATCACTAATTGTAAGGTTAATGGTTACTTGTGCATTTGCTGCTGTTTTAGACCGTGGTGTATACCCAATATTTGAAGCCAATGACACTACATTTTCTCTCAAAGTGGCAGAATCTAGAAAAGATTCATTCACAACCATGTTTGAGTTGAATGCAGTGATGTAAGTATTGTATGCTAACGTGTCAATTAAGACAGAAAAGTTCGAACCATCGAAGTCAAAGTCCGTAAAATTGGAATTTGCACGAAGATAGTCTTTAATTGATGTTTTTATCTGATCGAAATCAAGATTTGTGAAATTTGAGAAAGGCATATTACCTTGTTGCCTCTAATATAAATGAATATTCTTGAGTTGGGAACTCTTGACCGACTATATCGTATATAACAGTGATATCAAATTCATTCTCATCTGGTGATGGATTGACTTCAACATTTACATTTTCAACTCTTGGTTCAAAATTGTTAATTGAAGTCTTAATTTGTTCTTGAATGATGTTGGCAGTACCAAAATCTACAAATTCAAAGAGACTTTTATATACATCTGATCCAAAATTTGGATTGAAAAATTTTTCAGTCGGTATGGTTTCGACAATGTTACGCACAGATCGACGAATCGCACTCTCATTCTTGAGAATTGGTAAATCTTTTGTAACTGGGTGGGGTGAAAACGATAAACTTATGTCTTTAAACGATCTTGAAACCCTTTTATATGCCATAAACCAAGTTTTATATTTATTTATACCGTTTTTTTAACAAAACTTATCCGAGTTCTGGTTCAATATTGACATT